TAGTTCACTGTACCCCTCGCTGACTTAATTGTGATGTCACTTATAGCCCATACCGCTTTTGCAGCATCAGACATCGTTGTCTGCGCGAGTCTCACATAAAACTCATCATTCCCATCACCCATCGCAGGAAAATCATGCATACCGAGGTGGACCCTTATCCGTACCTTTTGAGCATCACCGTCTTCTGACTCTGTAGATGAATCAGCAGGAAGCGTAATGTTATAGTCTACGAGCCCTGATATCAGCCTAGACGTGAGTGTGGAAGGCTCGAATGGGTTGATCACGTTGAATGTCTTCACATCAACCCACGCCTCATTATCAGTGCTTATCTGTAACTTTAATGACTCATCTTCTGTGCCATTCCACAGCCTAAGACCTTTGAGGTACATATTATTTGTTTTATTATACGGTCCTTGCATGAGTGTGAACTCAATTTCTGGATTTCTGACCTTCTCTGTTGTCGAAATGTATCTTTCATCTGGGTCCGATCCGCCGCCACCGCTCAGGTTATTATCCCCGGGGCCTGCGAAGACAAGAGCGCCGTCTCTGATAGGCCTGCCCGTTCTGCGCCTGCCTTTCCTCCTTTTATTTCTCTTTTTCTTTCTTGTCTCAAATCTGATTTCCATACCCGTAGAGTATGTCCAGTCACTATCTGACGATACAACATTATAAAAATAGAAGTCTTTATACTTACTCTTTACGTCAAAGATAAAGTCACTTTTAATCATCTTGCCGAAGTGTATCGTATTCCTATCATCAAATGCGTTCGTGTACTGGCCTGATCTATACGGGTCACCTGATCTTAACACTGTAGGATATGACCCTGTCATTGAGTCGTATCTTCTTATGCGTGATCTCGGCGGTTCAGATATAATACCTGACTGCCACCTGTCAATTACACCGTTTATCGATCCAGCAAAAACAGCGTAGACCTCATCACTTCGAAGTGCGACATCCCTCCACATTGCTACCTCTGCGATATATCCTGGGAAAACTGTGTCTGCCTCATGCTCCCAAGTTGTTCCGATATGCACATTAGCTGATGATGCTACCATTGACTCATAGGAACCGTTGGCCATTCCATGACTGTCAGGAGCTTTTTCTTCCCCATTGACATATAATTTTATTCCGCTAGAATTACCTGATCCATCATATGTAAAAGCAACATGCGAATACTCATTCAACACAACTGCCGCGCTGGTCCACGTAAAAATACTTGCTGGATATGCTGATTGATCATAGAGGATAACAACCAGCGTAAGGGCATCAAGATAGAAAACATATTCTAAACCTGTAGTATTTGCAGCGCGTTTAGATATTATGTAACTTTTGGATTTGGAGGCAGTGGGCATGATCCACGCGCAGGCAGAAAAAGGTACATCAGTCGTTCCATTCCCAAAACTTAAGTCATCTGAATCTGCGACACTACAATAATTTGTTGCTCCATCAAGTAGTATCTGTACAAAATTATAATCAAAGCCCGAGGAATCTGTCCATGTTACACCACTTATCGGGAATGTGATTGTATGATCATGATTTGATGCATCTGACGCGGCGCTGTTATTGAACTTTACATGTAAAACTAAGTTTTGTGAAGAAGAGTATGACCTATATTGTTTTGGAGCTAGCGCGCTACCAATATTAGAAAAATTCTTAGTTAGATCGTACTCGGCTTGTTGCACATTTGATAATTGTAATTTTGGCATTACTTGAGAAAGCCTCCGAAGGCTATTGAGTCTACACCTAAGTGATTACTTATTCCACTTACGTTACTAGCAGACACTATATTCTTTGGAAATATAAACCCTGTATTAGCTGAAGTAAATCGTGAACCTATGTCGCTGATATCGAAATACGAGCTAGTTAAAATATTATTTAGCGCTTTTACAGCATCTGGATCCTCTACAGGATCATACTGTATTCCGTCTTTAATGCTTGCAAGCGTTAATACTTCTGCTGCAGATAGTTCTTTCTCCCACATCTGAATTTCTGCCATGTTACCATCATAAATGTTTGCAATTGAATATAGCGTGCTTACAGTTCCACCTATAGCTAAACCATCTGTTGCGCCCGTAAAAGATTCCATCGCTACATAAGTGCCACCAGAGTTTGTGGAGTTACTAACTTCAACGGCACCATCGATATATATTTTCATGCCGCCTTCGAGAGATGATCCGTTATATGTCGCAGCAACATGATACCATGTTGAGTGTGATAAAGTGTTTGTGCTCTGCTGGATAATCCTAGCAGTTGATGCAGAAGCATCGCCTAAAAAGAGTTTTAGTCTACCGGAGTCACATGTAAATCGATACTGATAATTTGAAGCACTTCCGCCCTTATGGAGAATTGTATTATTAGACGACATAGCAGTGGAATCTAATCTTATCCAGGCTGTTATTGAAAATGGGCTGTCTGTTGATCCATCGCCGAAACTTAGTGATGAGTGGTGTTCTGCCCAGAGCGCAGAAGTTGATCCACCATACTTGAAGTTGTGTGTATATACTGGGCTAATTACTGCTGACGGCGTTGTTGCCGTTTGGTGTGGTGTTCTAGAAGCAACATCTTCTAATACTCCTAGTGTTATTGTGTTACCGTTTTTAGCACTATTCAACCATGTATCAGAACCGTCATCTGCGAGCGAGCCTGTAAAAGTCCAAACTGCAACAGCGTCGTCTGCCATATCATATTCATAAGAACCTAATTTTGTAGTGAATGTCTTATTAAAAGAATACACAGGTCCTGGATCGATAGAGCTGGTCGATACTGTAGAAAGTGCGTATCTTACGTGCTCATAGCTACTTCCAATGTAGTTTTCTGTGTCGTTGAAAGGTGCAATATTATAATACCCGTCTGCTATGAAACCATCAAGAGACAGCGTTCTTCCAGCAACTACAAAAGCACCTGTTAAGGGCATGCCTAACCTTCTTTCAAAAAGTGTCTCTGGGAATATGCTCTCCTGTGAGTCCTCGTACCAGTCATACACACCTTGCACCTTCTCATACTTTGTGTCAATAACAGAGCTTCCTTTCTGATCAAAGTTCCAGTCGCCTGTAGAGAGATCACATCTAATTCCATTTATCTGTATATCTGCAGAGTTTGTATTTGCATTTCTGCGACGTATCTCAAATACCTCAATGACACCGTCCATCGTGTCTGGGTCTATGTACTGGTCTAAGTCTCTAGTCAGATCATTGATGATCATGTACTGCATGATGTAGTTTCCTGACTCGACAAATGCAACCGGATCTAACTTCCCTGGATAATCCTCGAAAGGTCGAATTTTATTCTTTACATCGTCAAAGACCTTATGAAGACTGCCCTGGCCGTATTCTTCATTCTGCATCTGGTGGCGAACTGTTCCATCAATTTCCATGATCTTCTGCGTGTTGATGGAGATGTACGGAAGTATTCCCTTAGCAAGGTGGTTCATCGTAATAACATTCTTTCCCTGCCGGTACATATCAATAACTGATGTGTCACTATTCTCACCGAATACAGTAACTGTCCCTAGCCTGGATCCACCAGCTTCCGTTTCCTCGTAAGATTTTTCCACGACAGTTACTCTTTCTATCTCTAGGCCGATTCGTTGCGTCGCGGGTGTCGAAACATACGTCAAAGATGCTGTCACAGGCATCAGTGAGGCGTCTGCAGACTTATCAACAAACGCTAATCGTTCATTTAATGCGTCTAAGTCCAGTATATTACTTGCTGTGGAAGTTTTAGTTGACATATTTTATTTCCTTAGAACTTACTGATGACACCCACGAACTGACTTAGAAGCAAGTTTCCCCTTGACGGATCACGAGGTAGCGCTTTTAAATATATCTCATCAAAAGTATATTGTAATCTATGTCGTTCAAGAACGTGTGACTCATAGATAAAGTTAATTCCCATAAAGTTTGTTGTCCTTGGAACCAGATCGTACATCATGTCAGTGAATGCGTTATCAATCCACTTAAAAAGTGTCCTGTACTTAGATAAGTCCATGCGTTCTAGCACATTATTGAAGTACACTGTTCTGTAGTGGGACAATTCTGGATATGATGCACCAAATATAAGGTTCGGTCTTCCTAACGCATTATCAATAGCTCCGAAATCCGAGAACATAGTCAAGATATTTTCATTTAGACCTTTCATGACTGACATGTCAATTGACAGTCTATTATCATCTACTACCTCCTCACTAGGTGCGACTTCATACGCAGGTGCGACTGAGCAATACTTAGAATCATCAATTAATGTCGGGTCTTGAAAGCTTCTCACTCGAACTTTAGTCTTTGCGTAATTGAGGTCAAATTTCTCTGAAAGTATCTCATAATCTGCTCTAAGCGCTTTGAAAACTGTCTTGCTAGGTTCAAAATTGCTACCCACAAGATGATTGTTATTTTGACTAAAGTCAAAAAACATTGTGCCGCCTGATGCATCTGAAGATGTTGTTGCTTGCTTTCCAAAAGTATGAACCCTCAGTCTCTCAAATGAACCTGTAGTTGTACTTGTGAAGTTATAATTTACGCTTGGATTATCAAGTCCGACGCTGACGTAATTCTTTGCTCTTTCCTTCCACTCTGTGTCTGATGTGTACCTTGACCAGAATCGTAAATTTGAAATCAGACCGGTAAAACTAGAAGAGTGTGCTAGTGTGTATGTGTCTGCGCCTGTAGAGTTATTCAAGAACTTGCCGCTTGAGCCTCCCTGGAGAGTTTGCTCACCTATCACTAAGATTGATCCTGACGAATTATATGTGTCTGTTGCATTATTGAACACAGAGTCTGACTGATCTGCATAGTGTGATGCAGTGTGGTAAGACTCCAACAGTCGGCCGCTCTCTTGTTTTGTTGCTCTTAGAAAGTACTCATGTCTAGTAGTCGCACCAAGATCATGAGGGGCGCGCCTACCGAATGAGACTCCCCATATATCCTTGTCAAAGACATTTGCGCCTGTCAGGAATAAATGTTTCACATCAGTGCTTGTAGGGCTGTCACTTATAAACAAGTCTAGGCGAGTTGATGTGCCAACAAGATTAGCTATCACTGACTCTGTGTTACTGGGAGCAGTTGTTCCTGTCACAACCAGCCTGATCAGGCTCTCTGGTGCTCCTATGTAACCATGCTCCCAGTCATACAACCCCTCATACGTAAAAGAACCTGAAGTTAAAAGGCCATCTGATCTCACAGTTGAAATTCCGTGTGTTCCGTGCTCATCACTATTTTGAAAGAGGAACCCGGCGCCACCGTTAAAGTTAACGATTGTTACGTCTGCTGAAGATACTGACCCGTCAATTGTAGTATTACCAAGATTTGTCCGGGCCCTTAAGCTCTGTGTTAACACACATGTTCCGTCTGCTGCACCCGCTGAGATTAGAGAGCCTGTCATAGAACCACTAAAGCTTCCTGTAACTTTCTGAAGTATCTTTTCTGCCATCAAAGATTCTGATGCTTGGATTGGAATTCCAACATTTCCTGCTGTTGTTGAATCATCATCATCAAATTCAAATGTTATTATTTTTCCGATCGAGTCTGTTATGTTCAGTAGCATTCCGTCAGTAATAGTAGAAACGTCCTCGACTTCGATGGTGCCTATTGCCAGAGTTGACGGACCAGGTAACGGAACGCCTGTTTCAACCCTCGAGCTAGACAAGTAACCTGACTTTATCTTTGGAAAATTATCTGGATAGCCTTCATTATCAACTGACCCTACAGTCTTTTCCATTGATCCTGAAAAGTTTAGAAATTTCAATACGTCAACTTTTCTTTCCCTAGAACCGTTAAGGCTTTTTAATCTGGATCCTCCATACTCTCTAAAAGCCAGTATGTTGTCAGGCTCCATTCCTGCAGACCTGAACACACTTTTTAGTGAACCAATTGTCCCTTTTGTGTTCCGCATGTTTACTGTATCTGATAGGATTCTTCTCCATATCAGATTTTGAAGGTCATTAAGCGACTTAGTTGCATTTGTGAAGTCTTCTGATAAGTTAATTCCCTCTATCAGCTGTGACTGCTCTGAGTTTCTAAAAAGTGAGGGAAGTCTTATATTTATTGACTCAGCTTTCTTTCTAAGCAGGGGGTCTGGAACTGACTCATAGTCTTCATACTTAACATGATTAAAATTACTTATAGTATCAATTGTTATTTTTAACTCATCAAACGCTTTTGCCCATATCAGTAAAAACTTGACCAAGAGAGAAGCGCCTGGAAGATCTGACGACTTCTTACCTACATTAAAGTCTGTGAATGTTGAAAATGCCTCGCCTAGTTTTCCCAGGTCATCATCAAAATTATCTAAATAATTCGATTCTTCAAAATAATGTGGAGGTATCAACTTTGTAATTAGATTCGGATTATACGTGTCGTACTCGCTCCCAGTTGTCAAAAGCGCAGTATTCAGTGCTGTTATCTGAGGGAAGTCAGGAAAGAGCACTATACTCCTCTCAACACACTCATTTCCTGTTGGATTATTTGAGCCGGTTGTCCTATTAAATGAACTATCAAAATTTGTTATTATGCCGTGTAAAGAATTTCCTGAGCTGTCAAGAACTATGTCATTACCTGTGTAACTTCCAGACGGCTCATTGAATCTTAGCTGAAGTTTTAGGTCACTTGATGCGTACACATCTTTTGTCTTTTCATCTTTGATTGTCGCACGATCCTTCACTACATGATAGAATCTAAAAGTGTCCATTGCACCTGACAGTGTCTCTTGAGGGTCGAATATGAGATTATTTAAACGAACCTGTGAGCCTGTTCCTATGTACAAGCTATTTGCTGAGTAGTGCAGTGTTGAAAATGTTGTTGACATGCTTGAAGAGTAGACTACATCATCTATTATCAGCTTTGTCTTTTGATCCCCCTCTATGTCATAAATCGCAGCGACGTGATTAAACGAACCCTTATAAAGTGTTCCTGTTACATAAGAGTAATTCGATCCAGATGTCACACCAAAGATTATGCTTCCCGTTGACGTGCTATTTGACTGAGACAGCGCAATTGTTATTGAATTTGACAGCGAGCTCCTCTTTTGGGCAATGACCTGATTATCATTTGCTAGTTCAGGAGCATTATAGAAGAATTCTATTGTGAAAGGGTTCGAAGCAGGATCCATCACGACCTTTCCTGACCTGTCATCTGATATCGAGTTGATTGCAGCGCCTGATCTATCAACAACCTCTATATAATTTCCTGATCCTGCAGCTTTAGATCCTGAAAAAACAAGATAGCCTACGTTCTTTGGAAAAGAATTAAAAACATACTTTTCAAAACCCGTTAAGGTGTCTTCAAACTCTTCAATATCTTTTTTTGTTCCATCAAAAGGATAAAAGTTGACTATTCTATCAAATGCCTCATTGACATTAGCAACTGCAGAGTGAAAAAACGTGTGGTTCTCAAATTTTGAAAAGTCAACATTTGCTTGCTGTGTTGAGACTAGATAATCCTTGTCTCCGTACCTGTATGAAGATGTGCTAAATAAGTTTGTGTCTTTAAACGCAGCGTATGTGTATTTTGTGTCCTCAGGCTTATTGAGATGAGCAGCTGATTGCCTGGCTTCTCTTCGGAAAGTTGGCTTAAAAAGCTTACCAGGTACATTTCTATCAAAAAGTTTCTTAGACATTTAAACTACCACTACTCAACCCTAAATTTGGATGCTGCATCAGTTATGATTGTATCAAACCCATTTTTCTTGATCAAAAAATCAAAGACATATGTCCTACCTCTTGGTAGTGAATCAACGTAAAACTCAAAATACATACCAGATGAATCTGTTGAAAGCCTTGTTGACTTATTTGTCGTATCGAAAGGTATGATAATATCATCGGTTTGAAAATCTCTTACTCTAAAATACATCTCATGATATACCTGACTAGTATTTTCAATTGGGAGCTTCTTAAAAACAACGGATCTGTTTCTGTCCTCTGAGAACACTCTTATCTTAACAACATCACCCACTTTATAAGACTCTCTTAGGTTTAGCAGAGAAACAAGTAAATTTTGATGCTTACTCTCGAATGCAAGTCTACTATTGTTATTAATCGTCAAAGAAGATGAAAGAAAAGAAACAGTTCCGTCTGTAGATCCCCATACCTCTCTGAACGTGATGCTACCTGAGTATAACAAGTCATCTCTTAGTGTCGACTCAAAGCTGCTAATAGCGAATGAAGCTGAGTACATCCCTGTCATTCTGTTGACACCTCGGAGAGCCTGCGATACATTAAATGACTTCTTGAAGCTTCCACTTTCGATCTTTACTTCCATACACTCATTTCCTGTTAACGCTGTAGCACCTGCGCCCGACAGTATATTTGCTGTATCACTATAATGAAAATTATTCAGATAGATTGACGAAGTTACATCAAATATAAAATCTGAATGATTGTCATGCACGCTATCGTCATACTTTATTATGAGCTTTGGTCGAATTGCTGTGTTGGAGACATTTCTTGACGCGAATCTTTTAACGTAATATGTCTTATCATTTTGTTCATAGCTTCCAGAATATGCAATTAAAAATCCATGATTTGTTATCTGCGATGAGTACACACCTGATACAAATTTTGTCACATCAACGTATAGGTCGTCTTCTCCGTTCTCAAAATACTGCTGTTGTGCTATCGCGACTGTCTCTGTTCCCGAAGGCCCTGCAAGCGCTCCGCTTACAATCACATCAATTCCTGAGTCACCTAAGCTTCCTGATGCCAAAGCACCTTGCCGGTTCCACAGCACAGGTGTGCCTGATGTAACTGATGCTGTTATGAAGTTTGATGAGTCTATGTCTTCAAACTGAGACACATCATACCCACTGCCTTCATCAAACTTTTGCGTTAATGGAAAAACAATAATGTGAAAATTAGAAGGAGTCGTTTGGCCACCATACACATCATGGAGTTTTAATATACACTTGAAATTACTACTATTTACGTCAATTTTTGCGTTATCTTGCATTGTTGTTACAGGAGTTAAATCAAACTTTATTAAAATTCTAGATAATTCAATTTGTTCCTTCGAACCTGTTAAGGATGTCTCGTTACAGATCTTAAAAAGATCAAGTGTTCCAGCTTGACCTGCATTTGCATCCTTAGCTCTAAAAGAATTATTGATTATCTTATCAGTTATGTAATTGTCATGCGATGCAGACAGTATTCTGTACATTATGTAACACTCCCGACAATGTCGTCATTAGGATACTTGAGCTCTATCATTCCACCTCGTGGTGGAAATAGATACCCTCTATCCATGTATCTTCTTGGATCATATGAGACATCAGTATAAACCAAGTCATCAATTACTCCTGACTTACCAACTATTGAAAACTCCACAATTGAAACTACGCCGGCAGTATTTAGCACGATATTTTCAAGCTCGCCGGTGATAACAGGCTGATCAATCTGCCAATTTTTTATATTAAAGTATTTTCCTAATTTAGCATTAATGATATTCAAAACTGTATTCGAATTCCTATCTGCATCAACTGTGACTGAATAGTTTATTCCTATATTAATTATAGCTGCATCGAGAACGTCTATCGCATCAGATACTATTCTAAACTGGCTCAAATAGAAGCCTAAGTTTTCCTTTAGAGTGTCAGGCGACAGTATTAATTTTCCATTAGAATTTCTAGAAATTATGTGAAGTTGTGCAGCTTGTGGATTATTTGGATTATCTCTTACAGACACTCTGAATACTCTTCCAAAGTTAGTTGGCATTCCGTACACTCTTGCTATGAGATCCTCTCTAGTGACGACCCTGTTCTGTGAGTTTCTATTGAACAGCGCGATATTTCTTAACTCTTCTAGCGTTGGCTCATCCTCTCCGCCTGCTGCTGGCTGTTGATTGATCACAGTTGTCGACGCTCTGATTGATGATGCGACGGATGTTGGTGTTGCTGTTCCAAAAGACGTGATCAACGTCTTTACAGAATTTAGTAAACCAGCTCCCACATTATGCTTTAGACCTCCACCATATCTGTAGTTCACTGTTATTGTTGTATTTCTAGGAGAGATGCCTAATGTCTGTGTCTCCAGGAAACTGTTAGGATCAATCGTGATCTTTGTTGATGTCTCCCTATCACCGTAAAGCGTGACTGCGTGATCTGAAGGATCTGGGATTATGTCTTCATCGAACTTTGTCTCATCACCGGAGCCGAATCTTATCGTTGTCTTTCCTGTTGTTGATGTTCTAAATTTGACAAATCGCTTCGGCGCATGAAGAATCTGCAGGCGCTCGGGAGCGTACTCTGCATCTTGTCTACTATTCGCATGACGTTTGAAAACAGTATCCTGGGTCAGAGAACTCACCTCATAGTAATTGTCGCCATCGTTATCGTAGACAGACACTAGCTCTGTGACATCGGTCTTTGTCAATGTAATTTTTCTAAACGGTTCAACAGTATCGCCTATTGGAAATGAATCTGTCTTTGACTTTGCACTTGTGCACACACCTGTCGCTTCTAAAATAAAGTTAAGAGGTGTTGATCCGGATAGCTGGCCAATCCTGAATGTTGCAACTAGCTCATCATCTGCGTCAGTTTCTGAAAAGTCAACATCATCAAGTAACTCAAAGTCAACACCTGTTGTTGACGAGACAACTGACCCTGATTTAATTACAGGTAGATACACACTATTCGGAGAGTACTCACCATTATTAAGCGTTGCAGGAACTCTAATTCTGAATGTCACCTCACAAAGTGCAGGTGACGGACCAGCTACTTCAACGCCGGCCTCTCTAATGAACCTCTCAATATTCTCAGTCTCAATTGCTGTCTCAATTGATGTCTCATTAAACTGATGGTCTATGTAGTACGACATCACATCACCCACATACGCAGCAAGGTCAATTAGAAGGCCCGCTAACGATGCATCACTTATATCAACAATATTTTGATTAAAGTGTGTAGCTGTGTATCTTTTTAGCTCATTCCTAATACTGTCAAAGTCACGATTTGTATACGATATATCCTTGTGCTTTGCTACTTCTTTTTTAATATTTCTTGCCAATTTAAATTATCCTCCGATAAACATTTCAACTTCAACGCCTAAATTTTCTATACGAATACTCGGCACAGAAAAAATTACTCTTAACTTTAATTTTGCCAAGCCTGCTAAGTTTGCATTATTCTTCTCAAGATTATTCAAAACAAGCACCTCAACCTCTGTGATATCAAGCGCAGGCATAGATTGCTCAGTTGCCTGCCTTATCAATCCTGAGACTAAATTTATATACTCCTTCTCTTTTGTGTAATCGTAAAGCACACTTTTTAAGTTTGCACCGAAAGCATGACGACATAGTCGTTCACCCTGGTTAGTCATGATGAGATTCTTTAAATTATCCTTTAACTGCTCTCTGACGTCTGTGTGCATGTCAAATATTTCACCCTTACCACTCTGCCTGATAGGTGTAATAATACCGATACTTCTTTCTAACGATGCTATAGTAGAAGTATTATCAAACTTTCTAGCAGTAACGACGTTGCCCACGCTCTTAAAGCTAAACTTCGAGACTGTTGCATTTGTTGCATCACTCATGTTACATTATTCTCCGCATCTATAAATATACACCTGTAAAATAAGTTCAATGTGGCTGTTAGATTAAATCAAAGTAGCCAGCGGCTATGTAAGCTATCATGCCGGTTCCTAAGGCCCAACCGAGAATTGCGACTATCATACCGGGAATTATTTTTGCAAGAAATGTCATAAGACCTGCTACATATGTGACCATCTTCAATAAAAATGCCATGACCTCCATGATCATAGCGATAATAGTTTCTATCAAAAACATTACACAAGCAATAAGAAATTCTTCGATCCCGTTGACTATCTTTAAGATAAGCTCTGGTATCGCTGCTCCAAATTTAATTCCTGCTTTTATAACAATTTCTAAGAGCAATGAAAACGAAAAATTAAGATTCGGCCACTCCCAGTTTGGAATGAGGAAGCCTATCGATGGAACAGGAGCAAAGTTGAATGCCCACGGGAATGGCGGGGGCGGAATGGGAGGAATAGTAATCGTGGGTATCGTAATCGGACAGATTGCTTCAAATGCCTCAATAACTCTATCTGCCTCTACGACGCCGTCTTTGTCCATATCAACTAACATATTTGCAAGATCTTTTGGCTCACAAGCCAATGCCTTAGTCACTGCAGCCAAAAAATCAGGTGGCCAGGTTGGATTAATCATTAGCGGAGGGAGGTGCTTAAGAAGCCACTCAGGGAGGTCCGGGATACCTAGATCCAATGTGAGTATAGGAATAAGTGGCACTGTTGGATCGATAAGCGGAGTAACAGGTGGCATGCCTGCCGACGGGAAGTTATCATCAATAGCTTCCATTGTTTTGAAGTACATGTCTCCCCACATAGCATCGAAGTCATCGTAGTGTGTGGTCAGTATGCCAGCAGCTGCAAGCCTGACTGGCTCTGGGAGGCCGCCTTCATCCTCATGCAGAGGTATAGGCACTGATGAAGCTTCAAGTCCCGGAATTACGTAAGCGTATCCGTCTATCAGCGTCTGCTGTGTAGCGGCCCTGAATTGATCGTAAGAGTCCTCAGCCTCATCACCAATTGCACCTACATCTTTTAATGCTCCCATAATACACTCCTACTTTAGTATCACATTAGACGCAAGGACACCGGTGCCTCCGGCACCTTGCTCAACTCCGCCTGCAGCACCTGTGACTAATCCGGGTGCCATCAGCGATGGTCCATTTCTACCGGGTGCTGGATCATAGGAAGTTGCTGTTATCGCGCCACACACTGGCCTCATTCCAGCATTTTCCTCGTCCTCTGTTTTCAGGTCCTCACCTATCTTCACAAGGCCGTTCTCACCTGGAACTATACGAATGTTCCCATCAGCCTCAAGGATTATCTTTGCGCCGCCGTCTGTGTTGGCCTGAAGGAAGATGTCCCCTTGCGGTGTCATCGTGATCATGCTCTTGCCGAGGCTATTATAAATTTTTGTCGTTGCATCTGAACGTAGCCTTAAGTTGGTTGAGTAAATTGCGATGGCTCCATAGTTCATGCTTTCAACTAGCTCTGAAGGGTACCCTTGATCACCCGTTACGTCTAAGTCTGCTGAGTTCTCATCATCTCGCTCATTAGGATCTAGACCGATGAAGCCTTCAGCACCTCCGCTAGTATCCGGTCGAGCTACGATATTCTCATTCATGACAAACCCAAATGTTCTGTCTATGTCAATTGAGTTCGTCATATATATCCTACCTAAGCAGTTCAACGCATTGAAGTCAATAAACTCTTTAACTGTCTTGTCCTTTACAAACTTATCCTGGACCTCCTGTGTCTTATCCACTTCCATGTGGTGCAGGTCAATTTCAGATGTCGGTCTGGCCCCTATCATCACGGCCATGCTCTCAGATAATCCCAGTGCTGGCATGTCATCCTTTGTCTTTGCAGCAAAGTCTAAAAGATCACCGATCTTTCTGCCTACGCATAAGTCAATTTCAGGTGACAGCGGTTTTCTTTTTGTTAGCGCGCCGACCTTTGCCTCACCAGTCATTCTTGTGGGTTCAAATGGCGCTAGTTCCCTGTCGTCCTTCTCATTTTCCTCAGGAATTGTAAACTTTTCAGTGCCTAACATAATGTGTGCATTATTTGACCCTTGCAGAAGTAAGTCAGCACAGTCCTTCGCGTGTCGTGGCACAGGCTCACCTGTGAACTCTTCCTTGAATGCTATGGAAGTTCTGTGTATCTCAGTAAAAGAAGTACCAGATTCTAAGCCGGTACCGTCGGTTGCTTTCTCAAATGCAGATACCGTACCTACTTTATCATCAGAGAGAGGTGTTCCCTTCTCCCAAGCTCTATACGCGTCGATTACATCATTTTGTCGTTCTAAGTGTGTAAGATTAATGTCATCTACCTGTCTTATTCCAACCTTCCTGCACATCCAGTAGTAGACATCAGAACCCTTGTTATCCTCCTGAATTAGCCACACATACTCACCAGGTTTTACTGGAAGTGATAGGTGCGGTGGAAAAAATGGAAAACAAATGACATCTTTCGCGGCACCTGGGGCCGCTTGATCATCGATGATATGCGCGATGATTGAGTTTATTGGAACATACGGGGCCCACTCTTTATTCGCTATACTGATAAGATCACCTGAGGCGCCTCTTAGCTGCTGCTTCACAGAGATATCGCCGGCTGGATTCTCAACTGGATCGCCTGATGAAGCATGAGCTATTCTATCTAAAAATAGCTCTTCAGGGTTTGATATCACTTCTTTAACAATTGCAGTCAAAAAATTGTAGCTTCGTGACTGCGATGTCTGACCGCTCTGCACACCCGTAGGTTTAGGATGAAGCACACCGGGTGAGGTACCTTTGAAATGACGGGGATCAACTCCGTCACTATTTGACCCATTTGCCATAATTAACCGCCTATTTCATTAAATATATCGTCGGCAGAAACTACGTTTAATCCTTCCTGTTCCTTTGCAATTAACTCTGCTAGTTTTAGTATCTGATCATTTGATTTTGCCATTCTCTCTAGATACTTTGACATTGTTGAACCGTATGTTTGATGATTTGTGATATTACCTCTTATCTGAAGCAATAGGTCTGTCACTAAAATATTAGCGCTCTCCCTGTCTTCCAGCGCATTCTGGTATGCTTCGCGCCACAATAATTTTTTCTTATCTTCTGCGTTGCTAAGCGAGTCCAACAAGTCTGCAAAATCTTGTAACTTTTTTTCTGTCTGTGTGAGGGTCTTGACATCCTTTTTCATTTCTTTCCTCAAGTCTTGAAAAGCATGTAAAAATCATCATTTCCGACAATTTCTCTATAATACTTTCTTATGTTTGATATGGCAACACTTAGCTGCTTAGGATTCAACCCAGAGATCTCTCTTAGATACACAAAGATTGCACGTTTATTTAAAAAATCTAGATTTTCAATATTTTCAAAAACTTTTATAATAGCTTCTATGCACAGTTTTTCATTCTGATTGTTGACGCGTGTGTTTATTTTTAACAGGATATCGTTTAGTATCACCCTATCCTCGCGGCGGACCATTATATCATCTTGCGCAGGAATTATTTTATAATTCTCTATGGCTTTTTTCTCTGATGCACTCATACTTGTAAAGTCTTCTAAGCTAACATTTCTTCTTCGGCTTTTTGTTGATTTTTTACTTCTTATTATTAGAAAATTCTTTGCGCAGACGTTAAAGTAAGAGAAGGCCTTTGACCCTCTATCTTTATCAAACTTCTCTAATGTTTCGTATAAAAAAGAAACACAGTCAGATTTAAGTATCTTAAAGTGTTCCTTGTCCCTTGAAAACCCATGGATGTAAATTAAATTTTCTGTTAACTTATCAAATGAATTTCGAATTCTGTGCACATAAATTTCATGCTTGTCATCACTGCTCTCTGCTTGTTGATACTCTACTATGGCCTGATGTGCTTCCTTACCAAAGTACAATGTTTTCTTTGGCTTTTTGGTACCGCTACTTGCTTTCTTTACTCGTTTCTTTAATATCACCTGTTAGTCCTATGTTATTTGTTAATTTATTTGCAACTACAAGAACAGCATTGTGACAATCACGAATATCAGATAAAACTTGTCTCACTTCAATAGAGTCAAAAAAAACTGGTGTTTCTAATATTTTATTCATTGATTTATATTTTTCATCTAAAATATCAAGAGACGCTTCTAGCGATTCCTCTACATTGAGTATTACAATAGAAAAATCGTAAAGCTTTTTTGTCAAGAAAATACAGATAAGCAACAGAGCACAGATGCATCCTATATATATTCCTACTTCATTCATATTTTTCTCTACTCATCCAGAATTTTATCATATAACTTCTTAATGTTCTCTTTATGGAAGCCTGGTACTATTTTTTTCTTCAATTTATTTGCTTTGCCCTTTGCAATTTTATAGTTTTCATAAATGTCAGTTAGTGCATTGCAAAAACTATCTCTATCAGGTTCTGCCCACCGGAACCCATCTAAAAATATTGAATTGTCAACTCTTGATTTTGCTATCTCATTAAGCTTGTAGTCTACACAACTCACTAAGTCACGATCTAAAAACTCAAAATGTCCAGACCAGCCTGTTGCTATAATTGGAATTCCTGCTGCTGCCGCATCAATTATTGGCAGACCGTATCCCTCTCCTCTAGTTGCAGATGCAAAAACTTTTATACCTGATGAAGTATAAAGTGCACCTAGTTCATTGGGTTGCATATGTCCATGCAAAAAGTGAATCTTGGGAAATAAGCTTGATTTTCTGAACTCGTCAACTATCTTTCTTATGTTGGCCTCGCATATCAATTTGTCCTGTACAGTATCCCGGCCTAAGCCTGTCTTAAGGACAATTCCAACATCTTTATTGCCGCTAAACGTCTCAATTATCCATTTAATTGTGTTAACTAAATTTTTTCTATCATCATTTGTATTCATGCTTGTTAGCAGACCCATTATCATGATATTAAATCTCGTGTTGAACTTATATCTTTTATCAGATTTAGCTATTTTATCACATGCTGACTTTTTAATAATACTGTGATTATACCACTCAGGAACAACATCAATTTGTGTTGACAGCTTCCCAGACCTTACAGCGACGTTTTTTGTAAATGTCGACGGAACTATGACTCTGCTCATTTTATTACAGTGATTGATCCACTCAGGATTACAACGATCTGTTTCAACAAATGCAGATACACCAATATTTTTTTTAGCTAAATTTGGATCCCACTCGTTTGGAAGCTGCACCTGAAAAGACACATCGAAATTTTGACCTTTCTCTATTGGACGGGAGTGATGCATTATCTGCCCTATTAAACCTCCGTGTAAGTCTGTATTGATCAGCCACGAACAGTGTCCCCACATCAAACACTCTGTGTGCAAGTCAACATCATTTCTACCGACTAGCCACTCGAATATTTGTCGAGAGTGTACACCATATCCGCTGTTAGTTAGTAGCGGTGCTCTTAATAAAACTTTCATATTCAACCTTAAAACGTCTTCTTAGACCAGCTCTCTCTATCTTTAAATTTTTCGATAGCATCCAACATACTTTCGTGCCACAAATCAATAGTTTTCTGATAATTAAACTCTGTCGTCGCGTAACTTAAAACTTTTTCACTCAAAATTCTTTTTCTGGTTTCGTCTTGAATTTCGTCGTACAGCGATCTTATAGCTTTCGCAGTGTTCTCATTAGAGACATAATCCTCATAGATGTAAGGGACTGTTTGACTACCCACCATCACGGTAGTATCAATATCCAATGCAACACCATTTTCTGTTTGATCCCTGTGATCTGTTACCTGTCTGGTCAAACCACCTGTTTTAGCAGCGATTATCGGTGTTCCGGTCATCATCGACTCAAGTGTTGACAATCCGAAGCCCTCTGCATATGAAATATTTATGCAAAAGTCAGAAACATTATACAGAACATTCATTTTTTCAAAGTCAAGTCTGTCTCTTGAAAAGAAAACGTTATCAACAATACCCAGCATCTCACACACTACGAATAAGTTCGGGCCTTCACCGTCCAACGGATCTGTGTGCATTATCAGCTTAGCAGAGCGGTGGCCTTCGTCCTCTTCTAACTTATCTAGAAATAATTTCCACGACTCAAGAACATCATTTGGTCTCTTTCTTTTTGCATTTCTATTAACCCATATTCCTGTAAACTTATCATTCCTGTCACCAAATAGATTCTTCTTGTGTTTTTCAATATCCTCGTCTGAAAGTTTATGAAACAATTCATTTGGAATCGAATGAGGTATAAAAGATGTCTTGTCAGCATGCCTACCGTTCTCTTTGATCATCTTGTATGTCATGTGTGAATGACAGTTAATCTTATCCGTAGCATCATAATAGGAATTATTGAATTCGGGATATGGATAGTTGTCCCAAACATGCCACCAGACAATTGGACATATTTGATGTATCTCATCCTCTATATCAAAAAGCCACGTAAAAAATCTTGGATCTGTGAAAATGAACATAATGTCTGGTTTTTCTGTCGCGAGAGCCACACGTATAACTTCAGGTGATCCAAACCCATCAATTGGTTTAATAATAAAGTCTTCATTAACAACAATTGTCTTGTAGTCATTATGCTTTAGTGCAGCGCCAAACTGTCTGAATGACCACTTGTTTTTTTCCAAAAGACCATTAATTAAGTGTCTAGTTTGCGTTCCAACGCCGCTTGTTGATAACGCGTGATCAGACAAAACCAAAACTTTAAGCTTCCCATTTTCAGTCATCTATTGATAACCCCTTACTGAATTAAAATTATTATAACTCATGATAATAATTTTTAAACTACGTGCAGTGTTCTGTGCCATAAAAAGGACAATATGTGCAGCTATTTCTATTCTTTAGCGCGATTCCTCTTCGCACTGCAGAGATCATGTCGTTCATTATCTTTATCCCTTTTGCTAGAGACTTAGGTCCGACTGATACATCAACCAGCTCGCATATCTTTCCTGGTTTTCCTCCGCGCTTTAAAAGAATGAAGCCACAGCGTATGTCACTTAGTGATATGTCATGCTTTTTTGACCAAAAGTACTTGTAGAGAATCAATTGCGCTGTCATCAAGATATCCTGTTTCTTTTGTCTTCTCCATCCGTATGATTGTGAAGTCTTCCAATCAATTATCCAATAGTTGAAACCTGTGCCTCGTTTCTTAGGTACCTTTATAATGGCGTCAACAAACCCCTTGAATGTCAGATCCTTTTCCTCAATTGGTTCGTATAATGCTTCCTCAGCTTTAAAGCACTCCCAGCCAGGGAATGTTTTATCTAAGAACTGTGGTACTTCATCCCACATGTTTAATGCCCAAGTGCACCAGACATCAACGGGCTCATGCTTATACCAACCTGGCATTTTTTCATACCACTCTGGCTTACCAAACCCATTTTTATCCCAAGCACTTCTAACTTCTGAAAGTATCTTCTCCTTGTCAACAGACTTTGTCGTCAAGAGAGACTCGCAGCCTTCATGAACTGCAGTCCCAAAGTCTAAGTACGGTGAAGGCTCAAATACATCAAGCTTGTCAATATAAGCAAGCTTGTGTCTATACGTGCACTCCTTCCATATCTTTAATTCAGAGAAAGAGATGTGTGACTTTCCTGTTGGAAATGTTGCAGTAACTTTATTATCTTCCATGTAATTTCCTCAATTAATAATAACGAGAAAATGTTATTTTTTTAATAAGAATTTACTGTGTCCCTCAACTTAAACTTCGGTGCCCATCCAAGATCTCTTATCGTAGATTCAATATCTGCTAGCGTCTCTCTGACCTCGGCTGGTCTGGATGGGATGTGAACAATTGAACTTTTTCTTTTTATCATGTGTGCAATCTCAATTATCGGATAATTTCTTCCTGTTCCCACATTATAAACACCGTGTTTAATTCCATCTGCGCCTATTGCACACATATTTGCATCGACAACATCATCAATGTACGTAAAGTCTCTTCTTTGAAGACCGTTTCCAACAAGTGTTATCGGCTCTTCATTTGCCTCTTGGCGTTTAAAAAGTCCGATCACCGGTGCGTACTGGCCTTTTAGCGGTTCCCTAGGGCCGTAAACATTAAAATATCGCAAGACAATACTGTGCAATCCGTACAGTTGAAAGTATAGCTCACAAACTTGCTCACCCATCCACTTTGACATCGAGTACGGATTAAGACAGTGCGCGGGCATGTTTGGAGTGAACGGAATTGGATTCTGTTTACCATACAATGATGACGTACCTGAATATACAAGTTTCTTCACACCGGACATCCTGGACCACTCCAGGACCCTCTGTGTGCCTAGAACGTTCACCCTAAAACACTGCTCTGGATCGTCTATGGTCGGTTGGATTCGACTTCTTGCCGCCAGATGAAAAACATAGTCAACACCAGAAAAATACTCATTACAATCATCTTCTGACACATCTTTGATCACGTACGCTACACTTGATTTATCTTTATTGAAGTAAAAATCTTCATTTTCTGGTGCAGACAAATCATCTATAACAGTGACGTGGTGGCCGAGGGAAACTAACCTATCAACAATATGCCCTCCTATAAAACCACAGCCTCCTGTCACTAAACTAGTCGTCACTTACTGCCCGGCCTTTCATTACTTCCCAGTCTCTATTTTTTCTCAATGAATCATTTTTATCCAATACATTTTTTAAAAGTTTTGGATCTATAGACATCTGCTTGGCAAAGTAGATCAAGGCTTCCATGTCCTTTGGAAAACAGTGGCCACCAAATCCCCTATCACCATCTGGGCCTGGTACCATCAAGTGGCTACTCCCAATTCTCTTGTCATATAATGCGTACTCTGTAACTTTATCAAAGTCAATTCCTGCAGCAGAGCATATATCATACATTTCATTTGCAAATATAACTTTTGTAGCCAAGAAACAATTAATAAAATACTTAACAGTCTCTGCAGTATTTGATCCTGTCTTAATTATCGGAATCTCAGGAAATGCACGTCTAAACATCTGCTTTACTTTTCCTGTTTCTGGACGGGGCCCACCTATAATAATTCTCGTCTGATTTTTAAAGTCATCAAAAGAATTTGCTTCTGTTAAAAATTCTGGGCTGAAACAAACAGATAACTTACAATTTTTATTTATTCTTTCAGTTGTGCCTGGAGGAATTGTTGATTTTATAACAAGTATTGGATTATTTGTTTCATACGACTTAAAACATACACTCTCTATTTTATTAATTGCACGTTCAAGTATCCGGGTGTCACATTCACCTGATGTGCGCATAGGCGTAGGAAGACAAATAAAAACTATATCACTTTTCAAGCACACATCTTCATGTGTTGAGTTACACTTTGTCTCGTCTAAATCATACGTTAGAATTTCATAAAAATTCTCAAGGCCTACTCGTATTGCTGAGCCTACAAAGCCCTGGCCGACTATTCCTATTGTTGGAATGCTCATTAAAATTCCTCAAATATTGTCGTTCCAAAAAATACTTTATCACTTAGCGCTTTATCACCAATATACATGTCGTAATGTGGTTTACCGAAGTGAAGCTCATGATGCTTAGCACCCCAGTCTGACAGCTGGCTTTCTGTAACTTTAGACCAATCTATCCCTGTCGTAGACCCTCTTGCAGTAAAATACTTTATTATGTGTCCTTCATTGTAAAGCCTATTGATCATTGCAATTCTTCCCTTATGGGGTGTAGCATCTTCATACGTACCGTCTGTGATTGTACAAATTGTACCATCAATGTCAAAACAGTATATTTTTTTCATAAAACTAATCACCCTTAACTATTCTATGACTATCCTCATCAAAATGCTGAGTTGAAAATTCAAACAACTCTGAATCCTGAAGGGCTATCATCTGGTGTCTTAGACCTCTATAGACATGGAAATTTTCACCTGGGTTCAATATTTGTTGTGATGCATTTTCTAGATCATCATCTTCTGAATAATTCACGATCACTAAGCCAGATTGTAAATAAAAGACCTCATCTTTTAGCTTATGATAGTGCCAAGAGCATCTTTTGTCAGCTTCAAAAAATAAAAGCTTTCCACAATACTCTGGGCCGTTGCATATCCATCGCTCCCAGCCCCAGCCCTTGTCAACATGTTTCATATACAAGTTGATCTTTCTTGGTAAGAATCGAGCGACGGTCTCTACCATACTGTCTTTCCACCATCAATGACCATGTTCTCGCCTGTCATGTAAGAACTAGCATCAGAGCACAAGAATACTATTGCACCTTTATACTCATCAATGTCTGCCATTCTACCCATTGGAATAATGTTTGATAACTTAGCAACAAACTCTTCAGGATGGTCATTGTAGACACCTGTCGGGCTCAAGCAGTTAACTCTGATTCCCTTCTGAGCAAAGTACACACCAAGATATTTTGTCATTCCAACAATTGCCCACTTTGCAGCTGAGTATGTCACTGGCTTTACATTCTGCAGATGATCAGGTGTTCCTGGCTTTCTGTATATTCGTTGATCTGGCGCAATTACGCCAAGATCAGAAGAGATATTGAGTATTACTCCCTTCACATTATCGCGGATCATTTTGTTTGCAACTGCTTGCGAACAGTAAAATGTACCATTAAGCGCCGCATCAATTCCTTCCTGCCAATACTCTGATGTCATCGTTTCAAATCTGCTTTCTGGTGTCAAACTCCCTGATTTCTTCACTTTTGGATCTTTCGCTGCATTATTAATGAGAATATCAATCCTGTCACAGTGATCAACAACTGCTCGTACAGACCGTGGATCAGTTACATCCATGTGATAAGCTGTGGCACTACCTGCGCCGTACATCTCATTAAGCTGATATGCCTTTTCTTCAACCCTATTTAAATGGTGGTCAGTTAAAATGACCTTGCCACCAAACTCAATAATCGCTTCTGCGTGTTTCGGTCCAAGCAGCCCTCCTGCACCAGTAATTAATGCTATCTTCCCGTCAAGTCTAAAAATATTGTTCATACATCCTCCTAAATGTGTTTGCTATTTTTTTTATATGATCAATTTCATTTCCAGGTTTCTCTCTTGCAACTTGCAATGTAAAAAAACCTTTATATCCTAATGTAGATAGTGTGCTAAAAATCACATCAAAGTCAGTATCTCCTTCAAATAAAATTTGAGATTCACCTTTGTTGAATTTTCTATCCTTTAAGTGAACATTAGTGATGTGATTAAAGGTCTCAGCTATGTACTCTTCATGATCAAAGTTCATAGCTGTCAAATTTCCTGTATCGTATGTAACTTTTAAATTCTCATGAGACAGGATAATGTCTAGTAAATTTTTCGAATCAAGCTCAGCCTCTATATTAATTCTAAGCTGTGGATATCTTTTGCAGCACTCAATAAGCAAGCTGATTATCTTTTGCTTCTTCTCATCAGTATCTACTTTTGACTCATCCAGCAGCGGAAGTGTTACTGTGTCAATTCCATGCGCTATGCTCTTTTCACAAATCGGATACATGCTTCCTATAAAAAAATCTCTATTAAAAATATTATTATCAACTGCATTATCTGCACAGACAGCGCTAATAGAAAACTTATCTAAGTCATTAGTGAAAAATGGATTATTAAAAAATTGATTTTTTGTGATAACCCACTCTACATGTGATAAGCCCACTTCATTTAACAGCTTAAACTCTCTGTGCCAATCAACTGGTGTTTCCTGATAGCCGTTTTCTGGAGAAGATAATCTACCTTGTAATACAGATAAGTTCATATTACTAAAAATATCTTAGCTTATCAGCTATAACTCTTTCTTCATCTATAAATCTTTTTTCACCGTCACCCAGAATAGTCTTGGCATTCTTACAGTCCCTAATGAGTCGCTTAAAACCATATGGCTCTAACGAAGCAGACTGATCTGAACCGTACATTGTCCTGTCAAGTGTGATATGTCTCTCAATTGCAACAGCGCCGAGAGAAACAGCAAGCACAGATGGCAAAATTCCCTTTTCATGGCCGCTATAGCCTACCGGGCATTCATATTTATCAATAAGACTAGTGACCATACTAATGTTACAATCCTCTAGCTCGCAAGGATAAGTTGACACTGTGTGGAAAAGAGTAAATGGACAATTATAGCCCTCAAAAACTGATACAGCAGTATCAACATCTTCATACTCTGTCATTCCAGTTGAAATAAAAGTATGCTTTCTTTCTGAGGCGACTGCATCGAGAAAGGGTATATTTGTTATCATTGCTGATGCTATCTTATTAAAAGGCACATTAAACTCTCTTAAGAAGCGCTGACTATTAATATCCCATGCGGACGCTGTCCATATGATCCCTGCTTTAAGACAGTGCTCATCAATCTCTTTGTACTCAGAATGACCAAACTCTAATCCTTCTTTCTGATCGCGCTGCGTAGTTCCCCATGGGCTCTCCCTATGACCTGCTAAGTACTCTTGAGTGTACACTACATCAACAGTTCTTTTCTGAAATTTAACAGCATTTGCACCTGACTGCGCTGCTACATCAATTAATTTCTTTGCTGTTGTTAAACAACCATTGTGATTGATGCCAACTTCTGCAATGATAAAAGGTAGCTCACTATTCTCGTAAGGGTTAAACATTTAATTTCTCCATAATTGCTTCGACTATCTTAAAGTCATCTAAATCATCTATATCATATCCCACTATTCTTGAATGTACAAATGAATGACTCTTACCTGAAAATCGACATTTTGATTCCAGCAGTGCTTTTTTAGAAGTTATGTAAAACATTCCAGACTCTTTGTATCGCTTATTTGCATTTTCCTGTCTCATGTGCCTATTCATCGGATTATACAGCGGGTCATCATAGTACCACCAGAATCCATGATCTTCAAATACAGAGACTACAGAATCATACTTGCCTCTAATATAAACACTTAGCGCTGCCTCTAGTAGCTCAGGTGTCATCAAAGGAGAAGTTGCCTGTAAGAATATCAGATGATCAAATTCTACATTTTCAGCAAAATGTAATAATGCAGACTCAGAAGTTGATGTATCAGTTGATATTTCCGTGGGTCTTTTTATTGTGCGAGCACCCTCATCTTCTGCGTAGTCTAGAATTTCATTATCATCTGATGAGATGTATACGGCATCAATAAGCGGGCATGAAAGCGCGGCGTTGATGCTGTAATGTAGTAAGGGCTTTCCATTAAGCGGATAAAGGTTTTTCTTAAGAACACCCTTACTCCCACCTCTTGCAGGTATTACGGCAAAAATTTTCATTGATCACCTATTTTATCTATTTTAAATGGTTAACTGTTAAGTTTTTAATATTTTTAAGTTCTTTTTCATCAAACTTTGCAAAAGTATTGATTGTAAACTTAACACCTGGATTGCTCTTAACTAGATCAAGAAACTGGCCCTTAGCAATCTTTCCTTTGGCAGGCTGGTACTCTCTTGGTTCAGGTTTTCCCGTCACAACATGCTTTGTCATATAATTGCACTCAAAAAAATCTAGACCAAATATCTCAATTTCTTTTCTTTTTAAGATTTTAACTGCATAGAATACAGCATGTAATCCAGCTGTTTTAACAGGGGTAGTTATTATGTCATGTGGCAGCCAAGCAAGATTAATGCTATTGTCTGCTGCCTCTTTATACAGTTCTGAGATGGCCGCATGGTCCTGTTCTGAAAATTCACAATTTAGCTGAAGTAAATTAAACTTTTTATCAAAATACTGCCTAGTTTTAAGCTTATTTAAACTAATGCCTCTATTTAAAAAATGTATATTAAGACTCTTTTCAGAGAATCTTGAAAAATCATAAGTCGTTAGCTCTTCCTTCCAGTCATTCACGTATATCACACACTCATCAGGTGCAGCTACTAATTCAAGGTTGGGTATTTGAGATGCTGAAGCACCACGTGCAACGATGTATGTCTTATTGTCTTTGACAGAGAGGCCACACTGGCCGTTAGGAATTATCGATAATTTTTTTGTATTCGCTACTTCAGGTGTTTCATTGATCTTGTCAAGATTCTCTTTCACAAATACTTTGAAAGCGTGGCCGAGTTGGTTCGCTTTTTCTTGCTCTACTCCTAAAGCTGGTGCGAGTGACATAATGGCATCAAATAAATCTCGATATAACAGGTGTACACCGTGAACAGGAACAAATGACGTCGCGCTAGGTATATCATACTTAAAACAAGTTGTCAGCGATTCTCTTTCAAACGCAGCAGTTGGAGTCCAGCCTATGTCAGATACGATGTCGTCACGGGTCCATATTGCAAATGTTGATCTTTTTGTCCAGTCCCACACTACAATTGATATATTCTTTTTTAAAACTTCTCCATAAACAGAATTGATAGTGCTGTCTACGCTTAAATTACTTAGTAGCGCTTTGCCGGCTGCTTTTGTCACGGCAGCTATAAATCTTGGATACATGTACGGAGGTGCAATATACCATGTAGCACCAGGCTTAGATATTCTTACAAGCTCATCAAAAATATCTAAAGTATTTGTGCTTATAAATTTTGTAATTGATGCCTTGAAAATTATCTTATCGTATGACTCATCTTCATACGGAACATTGATGCCATCATAAAGATCTGTTTCTAGATCTAATATCTTGTGAACTTCTTTAAATGTCTTTCTAACTTCTTCTGTATCAATATCCAGTGCATCTATTTTCAAGCCTGACTTTTTAGCATAGAACGAATTCAAAGCAAAGCCTGCACCGAAATCAAGCACACTTTCTTCTTCTGACTGAAAAAGAATTGACTCTAAAAAAGATTCTGTTATCTTGCTAGTGTCGTAGATATCCTTGTAATTATTCCATCTGTCCCAGTTCGGTAATGAGTTTATCTTCTCTGATAGCACCCTTAGTTCATTTTTATTTTTCATTTTTTTCCATAAAACTGTTTCTTAGCCAATTAAGTTGCCACTGTGCATCGACTTCCATTTTCGTATCTTCTTTGAAGGGCTTGATATTATGGCCCAACCATGGGAAAGGACTCAAACCTTTCTTCAATATTACCGTGTCTCTTCTACAAATAAAAAACGATCCATTGTTAAACCAGACATCGCCTGCGCTATTTTTATCATTTGCAGCTTCTATGTTTGAAGAGTCAATGAAGTTTATTAAATTTCCTGATGGGCTGATTGTGTAGGCTCTATATGGATTGAACATATTGAACTTAGAAACAGACTGTATTGAGTCAATTTTTTTATTATTTATCATATCCTGTATGCACATATCTACATCTTCTGACGGTGCACAAATTGTGTTTCCTAATAAGAAAACGATGAGATCAATTTTTTCACGCAGTACTATCTCTGCTGCCAATATTGCGTGTATCATTGTTTCATGATGCGAGCTTTTATCTCCTGCAAGATACTCAGGTCTGTCTATCACACAAAATTTTCCATCTTTTGAGCATGATTTGATTACAGGGCAATCTGTGCTAACAAACACATGATCAATGAGTCTTGATTCATTTACTATGTCAATAGAATGAAGAAACAGCGGCTTTCCATTGACATCTGATATGTTCTTATCAACAACTGTCTTGCTTCCCTTTCTCGCTGTCTGAATTGCAACTATCATTAGTATAACTCGCTGATTACTTTTTTTATCTTCGATATCAGAATGTCTACATCGATGTACTCTAGCCTTGATTCTCCGATCGCAGGATCTACAAAAACCATCATCACATGTGAATCAACTGACTTTTTATCACTAATTAAAACTCTTTTCATATAGTGATAATCAATACTTTTAAGCACTTCTTTATTTGATATCAACGATAACAGCTGGCTTTTCATTTTATCTGTATTTGTATTATTGATTTCATTAGACGCGTAGATCCCAAGTGCTACTGCTTGTCCGTGCGGGATCTTGTAGTCAGACAAAGTTTCAACAGCATGCCCAACTGTGTGGCCATAATTTAGCGAGCGACGTGTATCGTGTTCTAGCTCGTCAAATTCGATGATCTGTTTCTTTATAACTAGACTGTTCATTATTAATTTTGGCCAGATACTAAAGTCGTTTATTTCACCTTCCGTAACATGATTATCATAAAAATTAAAAAAACTTGAGCCTGCCATAAGATACACTTTCAGTATTTCACCGAGTCCTGACTTTACTTCTTCATCTGTCAGCGTTGGTAAAAAATTTGTGTTTATAACAATCAGGTCCGGCGGTGAAAATAATCCTATCTGATTCTTTATGCCCTCATAATTTAATCCTGATTTCGAACCTATGCAGCTATCACATTGAGCCAACAGTGTTGTCGGTAAAAAAGTCCAACTGAGACCACGCTTAAAACACGCTGCAACAAAAGAGCCAATATCCTGCGTGATCCCACCGCCGATAACTAAAAGATTATTCTTCTTATGAAATTCTTTATAATTTAAAAACTCAATAACTTTAAGTGCTGTCTCTATTGTTTTTTTCTCTTCAAATGCATCTACTAAAAATATGTCAGAAGGCGGGATCTTTGCGTTGATCTGGTCGAAATATAGGCTGTACACCATGCTGTCTAACAATACAATATTTCCATCGCTGTACACGCTAGCCACAGTGTCTAGAATGCTTTCATCAACAATTCTCACATCATAGTCCTTAAGCTTTGACTTAACTACAAAGTTATGTAAAATGTCGTCATTTGAAAACTTAAAATCGACATGTTCTATTGAGAATTTATGCACCTACCTCACCTCAAATATATCATTTTTTCTTACTAAAATACTGCTACCTACTTCATATTTTTCACAGAGTATGTCATAAATAATTTCTCCAATCTCAGTAGGCATTAGCATGTCTTTATCACAAATATGGTGTGCTTCTTTCTCTTCTGCTGTGACATTTATCAAGAGCTTTTGTCTAAATTTTGTATCGACGCTGCCCGGGCATATCACATATGCTGTGACACCTTCAGCAACTAAACATTTTGTTAATGCAACAATACCTGCTTTTGAACTTGCATATGCACTAAAACCTTTAAAGTATTGATATGCTGACATTGATGATATGTTTACTATTGTAACATCATTTTTTTGTCTTACAGCTTCCTTTATTACCCTATATGTTCCAAAAAGATTTACATTAATAACATTCTCCCACAACCAGGTATCAGACGTACTAATATCACTAATATAGATTTCACCTGCATTATTAATTACAATATCAAACGGACCGTGTGACTCAAAATAATCATGAATAGACTCAGTAGAAGTTACATTTAACTCTTCTCTTCCTGGCATTAAAATTTTAAAATTTAAGTCTTTTAGTACACCTGCTATTCCGGAAGCTATTCCTCCGGAACCGCCTGTAATCAATACTGTTTTCATGAAGCTTTCCTAAAGTTATAATTTTCGACCATGAAGACCAATTAGCTCTGCTTCTTCGTTAACAATCACATCACATACCATCACCAGCCAGAACATATGAATACATTCAATTATATTGTATTGCTTGCTATCGAGCCATAAATTAATATCACCAAGCTTTTGAAGTGGATTGTTATAATCAAACCCAGATAATGTTACAACTTTACATTTCATTTCTTTTGCAACTTTCGCTGCATTAATTACATTTTGAGACTGGCCAGATGAGCTTATTAAAACTATTACATCATCACTTTCAGCGTATAATTTTATTGAGCGAGCCATAAAATCATCATATCCAAAGTCATTTGCAAAGCATGTAATAAAGTTTGGATCATTAAGTGCATGACATTTAACTGCCAGTTGGTTTGTAAAATCAAGAGCGGCGTGGCTTGCAATTGTTGTACTTGCTCCATTTCCAGCAAAATAAATTGTTTTATTATTATCTCTTGCATCAAGTACTATTTTTTTAAATACAGCTAAATTATCTATAATTTTTTTATCGTTCATTGATAATGCATGATTATATTCTTTAAGACGACTTGCAAACCATTTTTTATCATTTTTCATTTTACGCCTCCTTGTGTATATACCTTATCAACCATTTTCATTAATTTTAGCGCATCGTGTGAATTGCCTACTTCAATATTCTTATCAAAGTTAATTGCATTTATAAAATGATCAATTTCATATTTCCAAGAATTGTCAATTTTATATATGATTACTTCTTTTTTTATTAAATTTGCTGAGGGCGCAAGCGTATTTCCTGCAATTGATAGTTCTTCTGTTCCATACGAGCCGCTTGGTGTAACTAACCCATTCAATGTAATGTGACCTCTTTCTAGAAAAACTTCAAGAGAAAATAAGTGTCGCCATTGCGTCATTGTTGAATGCAGCGAGGCTGTTACGCCTGTTTTTGTATTTTCAAAAATTGCAAAAACATTGTCTTCGACGTCTAAATTCCAATATAGATTAGACACCAAAGACTTGACAATATTAAACTCTCCTGAAAGATATATAAATAAATCAAGCATATGAATGCCCTGATCTAAAAATATGCCTCCTCCAGAAAACTCTTTTTTAGATCTCCAGTTGTTATAAAACTCGCTATCTACGCTTTTTCCATATCTGCCGCGGAGCCACAAAATTTTTCCAAATTCACCAGAGTCTATCAGCTTTTTCATATGAAGAATGCTTTCATGATGTCTATGATTAAATCCATACATCAGCTTCTTGTTATTCTTTTCTTCACATTTAATAATTTCCTCTACGTCATTTGCTGTAAAAGCAGGTGGCTTTTCACAAAAAACATGTTTATTTGAATCTAGTGCCTGTATTGAATACTTTTTATTAAAAATATTAGGTGTGCAAATAAATACTGCATCGATATTTTTATTATTTATAATTTCTTCTACTGATGAACATTTTAGTTCATCCGGTACTAAGTTGTTTAATTCTTTTTCATAAATTGAAATTATCTTAGTGTCATTTCTTTTGCAGAGTGTTTCATATCTTATTTGGCCCATTTTTCCAAAGCCTATAATACCTATATTAGTCATTCATTTCTCTTCTAATAAAGTTTAAGGCATTTTTTGCTGCGCCTACTTCCATATCATGTCGAGATTTATATGAACAGCTACCTAAGTGGGGAGTTAGTAAAATATTGTCTAAATTTATAAGATTTCCTACATACGGTTCTTTGTCAAATACGTCTATTGCTGCAGAAGCACCTGGATTACTAGACAACCAGTCGTATAAGTCATTTTCATTAACTATACCTCCACGAGAAGTATTGATTATCATTGCGCCTGTCTTAATCAATTTGAGCTCTTTCTTGCCAATGTAATTAATATTATTTGAGTTTAGGGGGATGTGAATTGTAATAATGTCACATTCTTCTAAAATTTGTTTTTTACTTGCCCATGTATGATTGTCAAAATATTTTTTTTCACTATCAATGTCTGTATATAAAATTTCTTTTGGTTGTAGGCTTTTTAACTTTTCTATAACTGATTTGCCGATTCTTCCTACACCAATTACGCCTACACGACAATTTATGAGTTCTTTACCAATATATCTTGACCACTTACCTGATTTTACTTCATTATTAACGATCCATGTGCGCCTAATTAAAGAAAGAATTTGTCCAATTGTTAATTCTGCAACAGCATTTGTTGGAGCATCTGGTGTATTTGTTACAAGTATATTGCGATTATTACACTCAGCTAAGTCAATTGAATCTAATCCAATCCCAACCCTAGAGATCAGTTTAAGTGAAGGACAATTATTTAAAATATCATTTGAATATTTTTCAGTACCTGCTATAATAATTTCAGGATCATATTTTTTTAATTGTTCAATATGCTCTTTGGCTGTTAGCTTTCTTTTGAATTTATTTAAATAATATTTGTAACCCAAATATTCTATTTGCATTAAAATATCAATAGGCGATTTATTCAAAGTACCAAACGGGTAAGTTGTGATAAGAACGTTTTTCACTTTAATAT